CCCGATTTGCGCGCGCCTTATTCCGGAAATTCCGGCTGCTTTGAGCGTCTCGGAGCCTATTTTCGCTCTTTTTGGTTGCACGCTTTCGGTTTGGGGATCGAGAATCGCCCGGCCGAGACCCCGATTCGGCACCAAATGGTTGAAAATCGCCGTTTTTGGGCTCTGGGAGCTATTGCGCTCCTCTGAAATTGGGATATCGTGTGCTGGTCAGACCTGATTCGGAGCATTCCAATGATAGCAAGAATCGTCTTGGCCGCCGTTCTGTGCGCCTCGACGGCGGCGGCCCACGACGCGCCGAGCGGCTGGTCTTATCCATCAAGCTGCTGCGGCGGAGTTGACTGCGCCCCGCTTCCGGACGGCGCCGTGAAGTGGACGCCGGCCGGCTGGTATATCGTCGAAACCGGCGAGACGATACCGGAGTCGGAGGCGGGCACGTCGGACGATCACCATTTCCACAGGTGCCGTCAGGTCGCGATTGAGCCGCTTTCCCCAACGCGCAAGGGGTGTCTGTTTGTGCCGGGATCAGGCACATGATTATTCCTACACCGCTGGGCGAAATCCCGCCGTCGCCACGCGAAGAGACCTAGGCGGAATAACACAGGAGGATTGAAATGATCACGACATCAATAATGACAACCGCCCAGAAGATCGAAGCAATCAGGAACGAATGGGTTCGCTTGATCGACTCTAAGTCGCCGGACCCATATGATCGCGCCTGCCAGGTCCTGGAAATGGAGCGCTGGGCAATCGACACGCAGCTAGCTGACTTGCATCAGCGCAACATCAGGCTCTTGGCCGAAGCGCAGCGCAAGCTAGCCAGCTTGCCTGTCTGGACTATCAACCCGGTGTAATGCTGATGTCAACAATTCATGGGGGCGGCCGGAGCCGCCCCTCCTCTCGCCCGCAAGAGCCGAGAGGAATGCGCCCCGGAACCCGCCCTGAAGGTCAGGGCGACACAAACATTCGGCCAGTCCAGCGCCAGCCGCAGAACGTCAGAGATCGACCAGGCTCGCAAGCTGGGAGGCCAATTCGTCCAGGCGACCAGCTGGATCGCCACCTGCCGGGTCCAGGGCAGCCCTACGTGCCGGCCAACCCGAAAAAGCGAAAGCCAGCTCACAGAACCAAAACAGCCACCTATAGAGGCCCGACGTCGACCTACGGCTCCACCTTCGTGGGCGATCCCTACGACCGCCCCGGCTATTATTCTTCGCCCGCAGTTGGCTCCGGAGGCCCCGGAACAGGCAGGCCGCAGCAATACAGCCCCGCGAACCCAGGCTACGGGTCCTCGACCTATGGGACGCGCGGCAGCACGTTGGGCGGTCTTGGGCAGGCCGGCGGATGGGGCGGACACGGCCCGTCGCCTAATCGCTGACTGGTCGAGACGATGGATCTTGGCTCTGGAAGAAAAGAGGAGGGTCAAGCAGCATGGCGACGTACAGCAGACAAAAGCGCGTGACGCTCAGGAGCCGGATACAAGATGCTCTTGAAGCGTCCGGCCACAAGCTCGCGACGGTCACGGTTAGAGGCGTAGTTGTGGTGGACTGGCGGACTCTTGATAGGCCGGATGACCGTCCTCATCGCGGTCCTCGCTGCGTCCGCTGCGGCGCCGATTGGTGCATGTACTGCTGGGATGACGGAGCCGAGAAAATCGAGACGTGTCGCGGAGAAACGTGATGCCGAACGCGGAGGATCAGAAGGGCTGGATCAGGGGGTCCAACGGATATGAGTGGCGCGATCTGCCTGCTCGCACTCTCACCCTGCCGGGCGGCAAGCTGGAGGGCCCTGTTGATCCCGTCCCAACCACGATTGAGAAGCGCCTCGACGAGTTCGACGAGCGCCTATCGCGGCTTGAGCGCGAGAGAGCAACTGAGAGGCGGCTACGTGCGATGGGGCTGGTTCTGCCATCGCGTAGGTGAGTCGGTAGCCGAGAAAATCGAGGCGTGTCAGTAGGTTGGGTATTTATCAGGCAATTTGCCTGGAAATTCGGAGGGAAGCTTGATGAGCAAGGGTAACTGGATCGACAGGGACGTTGTTACGACCGGAGATCGCGTCTTTCTCGCGCTCGTAGCAGTGGCTGCCATCACGTTCGCAGGGTCTGTCTATTTCGCGATGTCGATGGCGTTCGTTGCCTTGGGCGTGTGGCTTGGAAGTCTTGCGGGACTGTGGTGAGCATCATGAGCGAGCGTGACGAGATCGTAGAGGCGTTCCGCATCCCCGGGCTGGACGGGGAGTTTTGGATTGATCAATTTAGCGCCCTCTTTGCCGAGAAGCCCTGGCTCGCCAACGCGCTGCTTGAGCGGGCGGGTTGGAAGGCGGCGCCGATGGAGCCGACCGTGGGCATGTATGGGGCGCTAATGAAGAATTGGGAGGGAACGGACGCTGGAAAGCTGGCTATTGCCCAATGGCTTTTCGGCACATTCTCGGAAGACTACAGGGCCATGCTTGCGGCCGCCCCATCCGGACCAGAGCAGGGGTAACCGATGAATTGTGTCTCAGCGTGAGACGTAATTAGGAGCGAGCCATGTTCGCGGGCATGAAGGTGCACGTTGTCGATGACCACCTGATGCCTCAGGAAGCATACGCGTGCGAGCTGCGGTTCGTGCCGTACCACCCTCTGGTGCGATGGTTCTGCAGGCGGTTGGGGCGTCCCGAGGGGGAGCTGTTTCGAGGCCGCACGCTCTCCCGGCCGAAGCCTGAGGGCTATGTCGTCAACGGCATGCTGTTCATCGGCCGCTCTGCGTGGAATGTGCTACAGCGTGAAATCGAGCATGATCGGAGTATCAGGGAGGTCGTGCCGCCGCGCAGTCCTTACGGCATCTACGCCGGATTGATGGGGTAGCTCTCGTGGTCACCGTCTTCCGCAGGCCTCCGCGGGGCGGTGGGCAGCGTCCTCAGCTTCTTCGGGACACTCGCCCGCCGCCCACCTCTCGGGGCTACGACAGCCGCTGGCGGCGCCGTTCCGAGGCATATCGGAAACGGTTTCCGTTTTGCGCGCGCTGCCGCGAGGATGATCTCGATGTTTTCGCTGACGTGGTGGACCACAAGTACCCGATCCGCGACGGAGGTCCGATGCATCCGCCTGACAGCGGGCTTTGGCCGCTCTGCGCCGGGTGCCACGGCTGGAAGGAGCGGCTCGAGAAGTACGCGCGTTCTACCGGGCAGATGGATCGGATTATCGAATGGTGCAATGATCCGGCATCGAGGCCGGCGTTTAGAGGAGAGTTGAGGGGTGAGAGTTTTTAAGGATCCTTCGCCTCGCTTGAGATGTTCTGTGCCGCTGTGCCGGAACACAACCGAAGTTCGCGGATGCGCCGTAGGATAACCTCATCTGATCCGACCGTCGTGGCGCATCCCGCGTTCCGCGAGATCCCGGCCTGCCGCCTGCCTTTGACGACGGACGAGGGCAAAGGCGAGTACGATTCAATCGCGAGGCTGCTTTTTAACGCGGGACGGCTTACGTTGGACAGGCATGTTGCCCTGTCTATGTACGCGTCCATGTTCGATCAGATCCACGTCGCGGCGGCTGCGGGCCGTCCGGCGCGGGCTTCGTGGTGGGTGCAGATGGATCGGGCCAGAAGGGTGCTCGATCTAGATGACCTCGACAAGCCGATCGCCGCGCCGCACGGCGCGAGCACAAACAGGTACGCGGGCTGCGGTTTCGCGGCTCGCCGCCGAAAAGCTCTTCTCTCCCGCTGAAATAGACGGCGAGGAATTCCCCGACTACGTCGGAATGGCGCTCTGGTACTGCCGGGAGGTAGTGGCCGGGCATGTGCCGTCGTGCAAGTGGGAGAAGCTGGCATGCCAGCGGTTCCTTGCCATGCATGGCGAGGCCAAGAGCGGCGCCGCGCCGTACACGTGGTCGGATGCCGACGTCGCCGACGTCTGCTCCATGACCGAGCTCCTGCCGCATGTGAAGGCGTTTGAGGGCAATCTCGTCCTCGAGCCGGTGCAGATGTGGTGGCTGGCGGCGATCTTCGGCTTTCGCGAGAAAGACACCGGACTTCGATGGGTGCGCGCCGCGAGCATTTGGGTGCCGCGCAAGAACACCAAGACGACGCTCTCGTGCGGCACGGTGCTTTTCTGCACGAATTTCGAAGGCGAACCTGGCGCCGAGGCGGTGATCTCGGCCGGTTCGGAGGATCAAGCGGGTGTGCCCTACGGGGTAATCCGCAAGATGCTCGCCAAGGATGACGATCTGCGGTCCGCGACGGGCGCGCACGACACGCGCGATCTCTGCGAGTTCTCCAAGACGGGCGGCAGCATAAAGCTCGCGCACTCGCGCGCGAAGAACCTCGACGGCCTCAACCCGCACGTTCTCCTGATGGAAGAGCTTCACGCGCAGGAGGATGCGGTGATCGGCGTGCTGCGGACTGCGATGGGCTCGCGCAGGAACCCGCTGCAGCTCGCGATCTCGACGGCGGGCCGGGATGTCAACGCGCCCGCGTTCGACGACTGGCGGGTCTGCCAAGCCGTTCTGGAGGGCAAGATGCATGCCCTGCGGCTGTTCGTGGCCATGTACGCCGGCGACGATCAGGACAAGCAGAACCGCTTCGACAAGCGTGTCATCGAGAAGCTGAATCCCATGTACGGCGTGTCGCTGCACGAGTCTTCCATCGAGCAGGAGATCCACGAGGCACGGCAATCCGAGGCCAAGCTGAACGAGTTCTATCGGACGCGCTTGAACATCTGGTCGCGCGCAGCGGGCAATCTCCTGAGCATCGATAAGTGGGACGCCGCCGGCGATCCTCGGCTGAACCTCGATCTCATGCGCGGCTTCCCGATGTACGTGGGCGTCGATCTCGCATCGAGGAGCGATCTGAATGCCGCCTGCTTCATGGTCGAGGCGGGCGAGTGCATCTACCTGACCTTCCGATATTGGCTGGGCGAGAAGGCCGAACGGTTGAACGACGACCGGTTCGCCGACAGCTTCCTGCGCTGGCACCGCGAAGGCCACCTCACGCTGACGCCCGGCTTTCATATTAACTACCGCACGATCCTGCGCGGCATCTTCGATGAAATCCGAGGCCACAACGTCATTGCCTTCGGGCTCGATGACTATCAGGCCAACATTATGGCGACCGATGTCGAGGAGGCGGGCTTCAATGCCTACATCGTCCAGAAGAACGCCTTCAATCTCACCCCAGGTACCGAGGATCTCATCGCGCGGGTGTCCGACGAGGGCATGATCCAGCACGACGCTAATCCTCTCTCTTCATGGTGCGCCGGCAACGTTGTCGGCTACTGGGATCGCAACGAAAACGTGCTGCCTAAGAAGGAGAAACCGGACTCCCGGGCTAATATTGACGGCATGGATGCGGCCATCGTGGCCAACACGCTTCGTTTGTGGCATAAAAGCGGGGCGCTGCTGAAGGCGGCAGTGAATAAGGACAAGCCGAACATCAATCCGTTCCTGAAAATCGGCCTCCCCGGAGACACCTGATGACCGAATTCAGTGTGAATGTCGACCTGGCGGATTTGCAGAAGCAGGTCGGCCCGCTGAGCGCTGCCTCGCCCGAGGGATGGGATGCATTCGGCAGCGACACTTGGGTCGACATGCATGCTTGGTTCGGCTGGAACATCGAGAAGCCGCGCAATCTGGATGCCATCGGGTTCGCCCTCGCGGTGCAGTGCGCCGACGTGAAGGCCCGGGATATCGCGAAAGCCGGCCTTGCGCTTTGGCGGCAGTCGCAACGCGAGTGGGTCGAACTGCTCCCAGCGCAGCATTGGTTCGCCAGGCTTCTCGCGCGCAAGCCGAACGCCAGCGACATGACGTGGATGGAGTTCTGGCGGATGGTGGTCATCCACCTCGAACTCGCCCAGAACGCCTACATCTGGAAGCGGATGAACCGGCTCGGCCAAGTGCTCGAGCTTCTGCCGATCCAGCCCGCGCGGGTGCGCCAGCGTGTCACAAAGACCGGCGCGGTTTGGTACGAGCTCTATGCCGAGAGCGAGTATGAGCTCGCTCAGCAGGGCGGCGAGAGCTACCTGCTCATCCCGGGCGAGCAGATCATCCACCTCCGCGGCCGCCTCATCGATGGCGTGAACGGCCTGTCGAATATGGTCCTCGGCCACCCGGTGTTCGAGTTGCTCGGCGCGCTGAACCGCTATCAGGCCGGCCTCTTCGGCAACGACGGCCGGACGCCGCTGGTGTTCGAGACAGAGCAGGTCTTTGACGAAGAGACGGGCGCCGTCGCCTTCAACCGTCTGAAGGATCAGCTCACCAAGCGCCTGCGCAACACGCGGCAGACGGGCGATCCGCTGCTGCTCCACGCCGGCATCAAGGCGAAGAACATCGCCATCAACTCGCGCGATGCGATGACGGCAGAAGCCTACAACGCGACCGTGCTGCGGGTGTGCGGCCTCATGCAGACGCCGCCGCACAAGATCTATCACTACGAGAGCATCAAATACGACAACCAGGCGGCTGCGGATGCGCAGTATGCCAACGACTGCCTGATCCCGATCTGTGTGACCATCGAGGAAAAGCTCCGCAACGGGTTGCTCCCCGAAAGCGAATGGGACGACACGTGGCCGGAATTCGACCGCATGGCCTTGATGGCCGGCGATCCGGCAACGCTGATGAAGGTCCTCGATGCCGCGCTCAAGGTCGGGTTAATTGAGGTCAACGAGGCTCGCGTGCGTCTGCCGCTAGGCCTTAACCCTCTCCCCAACGGCGATGTGCGATACGTGCCAGTCAATATGGCTATTATCGACCGTCAGGGGAACGTCGTCGTTCAGGCCGCGACCGGACAGAATGCCGGGACGGGCGAGAACGGCGGAACGCAACCGTCCGAGCGCGGGCTTCGTCTCGCAGTGGACAACGGCTGACCGGAGAAGACGATGACCCACAACACCCCTCCCGTCGATGCTCGCGACGAGTTCCTCGAGCACAACAAGGCCTTCGTGAAGAACACGCCGAAGGGCGAGGTCGTCGTGAAGGCCGCCTCGGCCGCGCCGCGCTCGTGGAACAAGCAGAAGCGCCGTATGCGCTTCATCATGTCCACCGAGCAGGAAGACCGCGGGCGTGATATCGTGGTCCAGGCCGGTATCGACATGAAGCACTTTCTCGCGCTGCCGGTTGCGCCGCTCTTCCACAGCACCCGCGAATTCCCGGTCGGCAAATGGGAAGATATCGAGCAGTACCTCGAGGGGCGCCCGGTGCGCACCGAGGGTACGCTGCAGCTTCTGCCCGAGGGCGAGGAGCCCAACGCCGATCGGCTCGCTAAGCACTTCGATTTCGGCACCATCGCCGCCTGCAGCGTCGGGTTTATCCCGAAGAAGATGGAGCGCCGCGAGGTACCGAAGTCCAAGGAAGGCGAGTATTTCTATCCGGGCTACAAGATCCTCGAGAGCGAGCTTGTCGAGTGTTCGCCCGTTCTGCTGCCGGCGAACCCTGGCTCGCTCGCCAAGGCAGCCGAGATGGACGACAAGCTGCCGCTCGAACTGCTCGAGGAGGTGCTGGACAATTGGGCGAGGCATCCGGAGACAGGCCTGCTCGTGCCGCGCGAGGAAGCGGAGGCATGGTACAAGGATCTGACCGGACAGCGCGCCTCGAGAGTGGTCGTGCCGTCGCAGGCCTTCGCTATCCCAAAAGGCGTGCAAGGAGAGCAGCGCGTCATCCTTGCTTCTGCCGATTCTTCTCAGCCTCCGCTGACCATGTCATTCACGGAGAACGATGCGGTAATCAGCGTGAAGGTGAATGAGGTCGTTACCTTTGCGGAGGAGGGTCCGAAGCCGATCCCGGGCGAGCACAAGGAAGAGATCGTCGATCCGCCCGAGCAGAAGGGGCTCGTCGATCGGGTCGAGCAAATCTGGAAGCACCTCACGGGAGCGGATCGCCGCGAGGCCGATCGCGCCGCTGCAGAGGCAGCAAAACGCGAGGAGATTCGACGCGAGCAAGAGCTTGCGGTACAAAGGCTCGGAAGCCTCTCTGAGCGACTGAAGTCGCGGGGGCTCGAGGTCGGCGCGTAGCCGAGACGCTGGCCCGGCGTTCGGGGCGGGAAAGGAAGGGAAGCACATGAATAAGGAGCAGCTACGCGCGGCCCTCAGCGCGTCTGTGGCGGCACTGCCCGCCATTAAGTCTGCGGGACTTGCGCCCGGCGCCACGCCGGAACAGGTGACGGCGCTCAACGACCACATCGCCAAGATCGAGGCGGAAGAGAAGAGCCTGCAGCTCGCCGAGAAGGCCGAAGAGATTACAGCTCGGCTGTCGCTGCCTGCCGGTCAGGTTCCGGCGACAGTGCCGGGGAGCGCTCCTGCCCCCGAGCAGCGCGGCGCAACCGTACCTGCGCAGCCTGCCGAGGTTTGGACGCTGGAGAAGACGCTGTCGCTGGCTGCGGCCGCCGTCATCAAGGCGGGCAAGGATGGCGATCCTCTCCGCACCTTGCAGGCAGAGGGCTATCAGGGGTTCATCGACTATCTTCAGTCGAAAGCGGTGAACACCCTGGTGTCGTCCGAGGGCGGTATTCTAGTTCCGACCACGCTGCAGGGCGGTGTCATTCCGCTGCTTCGTCCCTCCACGACCTTCCTGCAGGGCAATCCTACGCGGGTCCAGCTCACGAACGGCACTTTCAAGCAGCCGCGCGGAGCAACCGGGGCGACCGCCGCGTACATCGCGCAGGGAGCCTTGAAGCCCGTCA